GTCTTAGATAAGATACCGAATCTAGCGTCAGACGATATTGTTGCCTGGTTGACCAGTTCAGCTGACGACATAAAGCTAAATCCACTCCGTCTGTTTTTAAGATAGCACATTCCATAGCACCTGTTGTCCGCTTTACAAGCTTCCCAGAAGATAAAGAAGAGTCTATTTGCCTCTCTGTAATCGGCTGCACCAACGTCAATCTTTGACCATTGCAAGTACATGTAGTGAGTACCAGTGATATAAGTAGGCACACCGTTATTATAAAACCAATAACCTTCGTCTCTTTTTTTAAATTCATTATCTATATAATCGTACCATTGTTCTTTAAAATCTGTAGGATGTTCTTCCCAATCAAATCTTGTTTTTATTCTAGCTAACGCTTTTGGATATTCTTGTTTTTCCCAATGCTGTTCCTCTTGCTTTTCGCTTCGTTTAAAGCATTCATGCTCCGTTGGTAATGCAATGCGGAGGTTTTGTATTTCAATGATCTGTCCAATTTGTCCAGTTTTACTAATAACTACAAAGTCATAATCTGCATTATAACCATACTCCCACTTTTTTAATCTATTTTGTTTAGATAATATTTTAGGATTTACAACATCTTTTATTTCTTTCCAAAGCGTTTGATTGTAGCTCACTTACTCCTCCCCTCAGCAAAACCTTTAAAAGTTTTTTCTTCTTTTACTTTTTTAGGCTTGTCACTTAATAAATTTTCTTCTTCTTCTATTCTACTAAGTATTTCAAAAGCATCAAATATTGCTAACTTTTTAGTTGCAGCGGCATTCTTCAAACGATCCGCAGTTACATCTTCCCCTGTGTCCACTATCGGCTCTTTCGCAACTTTGATTAGTTCCGCAACCGCAAGTTGACCCGCTTGGATTATTTTCTGTTTCGTTTCTTTCGTCTTCATACTTAATTAAAATGTCTTTTGATTTCATACAATATAATAATTCACTATCTATTTCAAACTCCCACTCTCTAGCACTTCTAAAGCTTACAACATCATCTTTAAATATACCTAAATTGTTTAATATAGCATTATCATATTTTAAAATACCTTTATTAGGTATGAATTTTTTACCTAATTTTTTAGATTTAATAGGTTTAACAAAACATCTATCTAAAAAAGATTTATTATTATTATTTCTACTATATAAGTATATTTGATCAGGGGAACAGAAGTATAGATTGTCTTTAAAGTAAGATCTACTATTTTTTTGTCTACCTTTCATATCATAAAACCTTCTAAATATATTATGATGAACGTGGATTAAATCGTCCACTTGGATAGGTAGATTGTAAGCTTTTGGGATACTTACTACTTTTGCTAATTTGTTTATAGCTTTCCAATTTTCAATCTTAGTGTTTAATATTAATTCTTTATTACCGATCTTTTTTTTATTATTGTATCTTTCTCCTATAGGTTCGATAATATAATCATATAAACTATTCACTATAACTTAAATTGTATTCCACTGAGATAGCCATGTTTTTGTTAAACTTTTTCCATGGTAAGATTTCATTTTCCTTCTTTATGTATATTAAATATTCTCCATCATTATCACTATTTAATATATCACAAATTTGATGACCTCCGTAAACCTCTTGGCCTACGGAGTAATGCATTGCATCGTTTTTATAGTCAGATCCTATACTAATTTTTCTTATTTTATTAGACATTAGCAGGTTCCTCCTCTTTAACAACTTTAAGGTCTGGAGCTTTTTCTTCTTCTTTTATCTCAGTATAAGTTCCATCTTCAACATTGATATTGATTTGACCATATTGTTCTTCTAATTCTTTCTTATATTCTTCCACTTTCATATTTACATCTGCAAACTCATGTAAGTATGCGTGTTTTTGAGCTTCTACATAACCTATTTGATTTAATAAGTTATTTAATCTTGATTGTTGGTCTTGAATTGTTTGTAATTGTTCTGGTGTTATTTTTGTTTTATTCATTTTATTTTATTTTATTTTATTTTATTTTTAATTGTTACCGGTTTATTTGTTGATAGTATACTATAAGTTCATAAGAACCTGGTAATGGATCTGGATCAATAAATAGAGGTGGATTACTACCTTGGTACACAGCTGTGGCTGTCACTGCGTCAACAAATGTATTACCTACTTTTTTCTTTATTACTGTCATGTTTTCACCTGCTATAGGATTAAACTTAGTAGGATCATCACTATCCGCACGAAAATTTAAAAGTCCATAAGAATATAGACTTCCTGGAACTTGACCTGGCATTGTAAGAAGTTGATTCATATTTGATGTAGAATTTACTATACCAATTGTATTACCACTACCATCACCTATAAAATTAACAAGTGGAAGTTGATTTGGTTGAGTAGGGAAATTATTTGACTCTAAAGTTATTGGTGTATTTACATCTATACTATCATTATAAAGTTTAACATCTGCAACTTCTATTTGGTTAGATGTGTTATTGAAAATTATAATTTGCCAATTTGGTAATTCTGGCTCTGGACCTGGGCCTGGACCTGGACCTGGTGCAGGTGCAGGAGCGTCTGGTCTTCTATTAGTTAATTCTAATACACTACTAGATAAAATGCTATTACTAATACGTATAAGTGGCATTACGTTAAGCTAAGTACGTTTTCGTAAATATACTGAACTTCAGTAAGGCCGTCAGGAATAACAACATCATTAGCGGCTCTAGCTTCAACAACTGTTAGCGCTAATATAGGTAAAAAGCTTCCAGCAGAAACATTAGAAAACAAAGCTAGCTTTCCACTTTCCATTACAACTCTTATTGACTTAAGGTCTATACCTACATATAAACTAGAACCTTCAGGCATGGACCTAAATACACAATCTTTATAAGTGTATTTAACTATTTGTTTTTTTCTAAAATAATCTTGCATCCTATGCAATGGTAAATCAATTGAAATGTCTGATTCTAGATCTTCTATAGCTGGATTTATAGGTGCACCAAATTCCCAAGGTTCAGAAGCTTTTAATATCACAGCACCCATGTTAACAGCACTTTCGCCGTCGTCTACTCCCTGGTCAGCTCTAGGACTCCACATTACATTAAATAATTCTCCATTATTTAAGTTGGTGCTTTGTTCACTTTTACATTCAGGAGTTACATACTCCGCCATGCGTATAGCTCCTTCGCTATTGACACTTATAACCCTTACATCGAAAACTGTTCCTTCAGCACCGGTTGTTATAGCTCTATAAATTTCATCTTTTACAAATCCTTTACCTCCGTACACTTCGCGGAAATCTATCTCTGTTCCTCCAGTTCCAGGTATAGTATATAAAGGATTTATACCTTTGCCTTTACCTTTAATAAAAGCCAATGCTAATTTTTCACGTGCTTTACCCCATATTTCCCATGGCACTATTTCAAGTCTATCTATTGGTCTATATATAGAGCTTGGTAAATCTTTTAACGCTACAGCGTCGTGAGCTAAAACTCTAGGCTGTTTGTAAGTTGTTCCTATTACACTCATTTTATTTATTTTCTTATTTTGTTGATTTTTTCCGCGCCTCTACTACCAAAGTACGCTACATAAACTGTTATTAATAAAGCTTCTAATAAAGAAACCCAACCATTGTTTATCTCTAAAAGCAGTGTTGAATCCAAAACTACAAATAGAGTCATTGTTAACGTAAGATAAATTAAAGTCAAGGGACGAGTGTTTTTACTTAACCAGGAGTCTGAAGTCATATCACTTTGCCAACGGCTAGATATATTATTCATCTCTGCTATATCCTGCTCTAATAGTTTCAAAGCCATTTCTTTATCTTCTGGCTTTATATTAGTATCACTTGTTATTATATTTTTTACAATACCTAAACCTCCTGACTCAGGTAAAAATTCTCCTACTGTTTCTAATATTTTAGGAGCTTTGTTTTTTAAAAATATACCTACTTTAGTTTCCTTAAACTTTTTCTTGGTTTTCTTTTTTTCCATACGGAAACATTTGATTCAATTTTTCTTTTCTAGCTTTACATCCACACCCACCTGGTATTTTATCTGCTAAAGCTTTTATACCTGTAGCTGTTGTAAACTTTTCTATAGTGTCTCCTAGACCTTTTGATTTATTTGATTCCATTTAATTTTATTTTTTTAATCAGCTTTAAAAGCTAATAATAATTCTCTAAGTCCCATACCTAATGCTACTCCAGCATATAATGGGTGTTTTTCCATTAATAATAATGCACCAACAATACCTAAAGCAACTGATTTAGATAATGGGTGATTGATAATTTCTTTTAACTTATCCATTACTTTTTCTTTTTCTTAGTTTTTGGTTTTGAAGATTTTTTAGTTGTAGTTTTCTTCTTAGTCATTTTTTTACCGTATGCCATTATTTCTTAGATTTTTTATTTCTTTTGCAAAATGCTCTAGCAGATTCCTTGCTTCTAAAGCCCCACTTTTTAAGTGCCATTGCTAAGTTGCTAGGTTCGCCATTTTTCTTTTTCATACCTCCAGCCATACCGCCAAATCTACAAGCAAAGGAAACTCTACGACTATTAGTACCAGATGTTTGTCTAGAACCTAAAGTCTTACCTGTTTCTTTTTTGTAATCTGAGCGCATTTTTCTATTACGCTTTTCATATTTCGCGTCAACACTTTTAGCCATTACTTTTTCTTTTTACAAGCTTTATCTTGCTTGTGTGTATAACCTTTTTCTTTAAGCTTATTATGGTCTTCCATAGTAAAAGCCATTTTAGTCTTACAATCCTTATACATAGGATGTGGTTTAAATTTCTTTGCCATTATTTTTTCTTTTTCTTTTTACCTTTTACAGGAACACAGTTAGGCACAGTTCTACCACCTTTTTTTTTCATACCTATCGCTTCGTAACCTTTCCAGCATGGATTTTTTTTACGTTTAGTTTTTGCTTTAGCCATTATCTTTTCTTTTTATAAAGTTCTTCATCTATTTCTCTACACCAATCCCTAAGCTCTTTAACTTCACTTTCTAATTTGTTTATGTGTTGCGTGTGCCAATCTTGTTTTAGATCGTATTCTATTCTATCTATTACAGCTTTAGGCATTTTTTTAGCATCAGATATATCATCTTGCAGAGTATAGTACATACCTACAAACATCGACGTCACAACTATTATACTTATAATAGTTTTAATGTCTATTTTAAATTCTGTTCCTTCAGAGATTTTCATATTCTTTAGTAGCATCAAATGATGGGCATGCTTTATTAGCAAAATCCCTATGTGAGTGTATTGTAGCTTCTGGATACATAGCTTTAAGTGTTCTTAGTACCGCTAGTAAACTATCTTTTTGACAGTCGTATCTAGTATCTTTCGGGGTCTTACCATCAGCTTCAACGCCACCACAATAGCATATACCAATTGAGTTTCTATTCTGACCCTTCGTGTGAGCCCCGATTTTAGCTATATCCCTACCTTTGTGTATTTCACCATATAAGTCAATATAGAAATGATAGCCTATGTCGCTCCAACCTCTACCGTCAATGTGCCAACTACGTATTGTATCTACAGTGTAGTTTTCACCTTCCCTGGTAGCAGAGCAATGTACAATAATTTTATTTATCTGTCTCATCTTTAGATTTTTTCATCATCCACCATTTATGAGCAGTATAACCTATAGTTACAATAAGTAACATTATTTTTAAAACGGGTTCAAGCCAATCCATCATAGTTACACCAAAAGAAAGTGCGTTTAGGACATACAGCTTTATATCTTCCATTTTAACCTCTGTTAGCTCTAAGTACAGCGTTTCCTTTGTACTCAATGTTTTCTACCTTAAGATCTGTCTTAACATTAGTAAGCCTTGACTCCATTGATCTAGTTCCCATAGGTTTGTAATAATTCATATTACAATTTTTCTTTTTACCCGCAGGTATTTGATTATATCCTTCGCTTGGCATAATTATTATTTGTTAAGTTATTATTGTCTGTCCATCAGCAGGGTTCTTTTCGACCACTGGAATTGCTCCAGCTGCTTGAACTGGTCCAGTATATCCTGACAAACCAGCTGTTGCTGTTAAATTAGTGGCTGAAGCCGGAAGTCCAACTTGACTACCTCCCGTGTTGTAAGGCGTTAAAGCTTTATTATTTACTGTTACCATCTTTCTTTATCATTATTTACGTTAATAATTGAAGCAGCAAGAACCTTACTGGTGTAATTACTGCGGTTAAATATTTTGTTACTTCTAGTAACAGGGATATCTTCTTCCCCTAACATGATACGGTACATACGACTTGTAAGTTGTTTGCACTTTGTAGAAACTTTATATATATTGTATTTCTGTGTTGTTCTATTTCGTTCTCTCCAAACTACTATCCAACCACTCTTTAACAACCTGTTCCAGCGCCTATTGTCCCAACTATATGAGTACGTACCGGTTTTAAAATCTTGCTTTGTAAATCTATCTATACTTTCTAAGTATATCAACAACTCTAAATCTGCATCATTTAAGTTGTTATTTTTACAAGCCCATTTTCTTATTATTCTATAATGTTTAAGTAAATTTAATTCTTTTATATTTGATGAGTCTATTCTCATTACATA